CCGCCAATTGGCGGGTTTTTTACATTCCTTCAGGAATTTCAAACTTTCTTTTAGTCATCCCTCTTTTTGCATCATCAAAAATTTTCTGCCATTTAGATGGGAACTTTTCTTTAATTAATGGAATTAATTTTTCTGTAGAAGAAATGCTTTCTACTGTTGTTCCTTCACCAAATAATTCTTCAACGAATTTTTCTGGAACAATAGTTTCGTCTGCGGAATGAGAAAATGATTTTTGAACCCCGTTATCATCAAGCAATTGCTGAATCTCTTTTGGTTGAGCATGAGCTAATGCTTTTGTATATCCCGTCCCGTCTTCTCGTGGTATAGCCATTTTAAAAACTCGTCTTAAGCCACTATTCAAATAGAACGATCTAGTTACTTTAGCAATAACATTCCCTTCCTCATCTTTAACAATAAGGTCTTTGCCCGGCTGTAAACTATTTTTTAACACTGCATGAAGTAATTCATTTCTAACACCACTTTTATGTGCAGATTGTGGATCGGTGTAGTATGAGAATTTACCCCATTCAATAGATTCAACAAACATTAAATCAAACTGGACTTTTTTATTGTTTATGGGCGCAGCAAAAGAAAAGATCGATTCCCCAATTTTTTTACCTTCACCAAACTTGTCAGTGAATGCTTGGACAATTGTGTCTTTATCTTCTTGGCTATCTGAGGTTGTAATAAAATCAATATCCCCAGAATCTTGTTTATCACCAGATAAAACAAGTGGGGTAGAACCAACAAATTGATTTTTTACGTCCTGCTCCGAAATTCCCAACACTTCAGTAATAATTGGTATTAATGACTGAATGTCTGATTGGGAAACTCGTTGAGTCCCTTGTTCCTGGGTGGCCGCACCACCCTCAAGAAACATTTTAAAGGTTAGTAATTTCTTTGACATACCACTGATCTGCATTTACTAAAATTTGGTTAAATGGAACTGTTAACACTCTTAAAAAAATCATATGTGAATTTCCATTTGTCGTTCCGGAATTACCATTGTCATTTCTAACACCAACTTCTACGACGTTATTCCCTGCAGGAATCGTAAATGATGCAGTATCAAATGCTTGTGTCGGTCCCCCAACTCCGCTATTCCCATACGTTACTACCGTAGTTCCATTAACTGCAATATATGTAATCCTATCATCAACAATACCATTTATTTTAACTATAGTATCTTGGGAGACTTGGCATACTGAAGTATATTTTATAAACCACAGTCTACTTCCGTCAGTTGCAGGTCCGGACGAAGCCGACATGTCCGCCCAATTTGATTGTGGTGAATAACTATACAAAATGTCCCCAAATGAATTAGACCAATTATTGGTTAGTTGTCCCGCATTTGGTTCAGATGAACCCTGCTTTACTGAACGTGGCATAACCCTATATACTTCATTAAGTGCAATACTGTTAAAACCGTTAATTCCACTAAATGTCTGGTTGGGGTTTGGTAAAAATAGGGCGGCTCGGTTAATATTAGTTGGGCTCAATAATTGTCCAAAATGATCAAGTTTTCCGCGAACAGTTCCAAACTTAGTCCATTCAACATTACTTCCCCCAATAATAGCATATCCGGGTTCTCCCCCAACACCACCAATCCCATACAATGGTCCCCATCCTCCGGACCCTAGATTATATGAATTCTGTCCCGCTGAACCGGGTTTACCACCAAATCCAGCATGACAATAATTAAAACCAGTTCCAGTATAACTTCCGGTTTCATATCCCGGCATTCCACGTTCATTAACTGCCGCAGCATTTGCCGCAGATGAATTATGATAGCTTGGGGAACTCAAATCTGAATTCTCCACCGCTGCTTGATCGGCCGAAGTTGGCATACCAAATGCGCTTTGATAATCACCCGCAGCACCAAAAGGTGCGCCACCACCACCAGAAGGGCCATTATATAAATGCCAAATTGTATAGTAATTTTCGCCACCACGGCTCAAAGTTCGGGAAGAAATTGCGCCTGCGCCCCCGGCGCCTCCACCACCACCCCCAGCAATAACGCCATTGTTATTGATAAAAGTTCGACACCCTAGTATCAGAGCATTTCCACCATTTTCACCATTTCCTCCGGGTGTGGATGGGTAAATACCACCCGTTCCACCTTTACCACCACGCCCAAAAATGTTTCCGTTGTTATTAATAGTCAGTCTTGAGGTATTAGAAAATGGGCCGGATGCATCAATTGCATAAGAGCTTGTATTGGTTGGAACTATGTAAACCCCAGTTGAAATATTGATAGTAACTTCAATTGGTATTGAACCATCCCATCCAACAGCCCCTAATTCATTGTATAAGTTAAAAGTATTAAATCGGTCTTGAGTGATGTTGAAAGTCCATTGGAAAAATTTAGCAGTGCCGCGAAACATACCAATAGAAATAGTTTGACCCACCCCTCCAGAAAGCAATGGTATTGGTCCAGTAGAATGAATTGATGGTAATTGATTTAGTGGAACATAAGACCCACCTCGATAGTATTCTGAAATAGAAATTCCATCAGATGAACTACCACCAAATTCATCTTGTATGTTACTCATACCTACGTGATTTACAGGAACTGTCATAAATCTAATTTATTGTATTTAACAATTGCGCGAGGTTTAAATACCCCAAAGTAAAAAATAATGAAACTTTCACAAATTCTAAGTGAGGCAATTATTCCCCCAAAAGATGCCGATTTAAAAAAATTTATTTTTAAATGGACCCGTGGTGATATGTCCGCAATCGAACATCTAACACCAAAAATTCTATCATCACTAAAAGAAACAGTCCAAGAAGAAAAATACCATCTATTTCGTGGTTGGAAGTTTTCGGATCATGCTGAACTAAAAGAAAAACTAAAAATTACAGGCATGTTAAAACCTGGAACTTCGTTTAATTTAAAAACTGATAAAGTTAGAAGTTGGACCAAATCAAAAGAGGTTGCTGAAAAATTTGCAAATCCTAGATTTGATAGTATAGAAGAGCGAGAATTTTCCGACCGAGAAATTGACGACATGGGATACGATCATGACGATTTACTAGGTTTAACTGTCATTTTGTTCGTGGAAGTTGATTCATCACATGTAGTTGCAGATTTAGAAAATCTACCACCATCATTAATGGCACATGGACACGATGAACAAGAAGTAATTCTGGAAGCTGGAAATTATAAAGCTCATGTTTTAAAAGTCTCGGAACATAGACATACCTCGCCATCCCACATAGACGAAAAAACTCTACACCATTGGGTCGATCATGCTATTTTTAATTCCGCATTTAAACCAGGGACATTCGATGAATTGCTAGATAAATGCCACCACGTCCCAAATAATGCCGAATGCGCAGCTCTTGCATTAATTTTTGGATTTAAAAATGAGTCAATTGTTAAAAAATTGCAACATCTGAGACTTGATGATGGAGACAATTTATCAGATGAAATGTTAGAAAAAATAATGGACTATATAAGAAAATTCCATCGTGATGGTTCAGACCCACAAGAATTGAGATTAATGTGGGCGCATTTTAATCATTCAGGTAAAACTGATGAAGCAGTTGATGATTGGGATTTAGACTCCGTTGAATGGGAACCCGAAAATTAAAAAACGCCCTCATGGGGCGTTTTTTTAGTTCCAGTAAATGTTTTTAATCATTGATGCCGCAGTGTATTCACCACGTGAGATTAACCTAGACTCAATTCTACGCATCTCGTCATATTGACCCATCACAAGATCAAGCTCTTCCTTAGATTGCGGATTTTTGAACTTAATAAATGCGTCCAAATCACTTTTTGGTGGGTCTTGGAACAGAATAGACATACTCGATCCAAGTGCTTTAAAAAATTCTACAATTTTTTCCATTTTTAACTCCGGTTAGGGTTTCAACTGTGTTCGCCTTGTGGGCACCTACAGTATTTATGCTGCAGTGCAGCAAGTATAGGGTTTTCCCTACCCGGTGTCAAGCATTAGATGAATAGGTGGTCAGAATACACAATTTCGCCGTCTACTACAATTTCGCAAATTCGGCGCCGCCCCGATGGGCCATTAAAGGAAATTTCAACTGGCGCGGTCTTACCTTTAACATAACTATCAATACAATTTGTTGTGCTTTCCCAATAACTAATTGCAAGCTGACCATTGTTTGCACAAGTTAGGTCTAACCAAAGTCCTGCCCCTTTTAGGTTAGTATCATCAACATAAAATTTAATCATAACGTTATCAATGATGGTGCTGACAATTTTGGGTTCATAGGAAGTATTCACCTTACCTTTTTTGAAGAATGAAACAATTTTCAAAAAATTAATGTTGTTCAACATTAGTGAATCAAAATTTTGCCATACCTCTTCTTGTAAATTTGTCTCGGAAAATTTAAATTCTGTTGGGTCGAACGTGAAACACTTACCTGTGCGCTTGTCTAAGAAAATAAAAGTGTTTTTAACATCACTAGAATTGATAGTTCTTAGGACCACATCGCCAGAAAGTTTATAGTGTTGAACAGATGTCATTTATGTTTCTCCATTAAAAAAGCCGATGCTAAATTATAGCATCGGCTTCCTCAAAGGTCAACTAAATTCAGTGGGCGTCGTAATGTTCCAACAGTCGTTCAACTCTTGACATTAGTACATCTGCCATATGACCCGCATTTGCAAAACCCGCGTCTTCAAAAATTTGAAGAACATCATCATGATGAATCAAATGCAGTCTAGCAACCGCATTAGCTTCGGCCTCTGGAAATTTTTCAAATACAAAATCAAACACATCCTTTGCTGGACTATACTGTCTCAAAGATTTATGCGATTTAATATCATGGTGATTATATTCTTTCGAACCACCTTGGGCTCTAAAGTTAAAACTACCACCATGATCAACTGAAATTAACTCTTTGGTAATTTCATCCCTAACCTGATTGTCAATTTCCAATCCAACGATATCCCAATTTTCACACAAAATTGCGGCAATGTAGCTTCTACCCAAATGTTCTGCATCTGGTTTAGTAATTTGGTAAAATTGATTACCGAGGACTTTCAAATTTGGGTTCCATGGACTCAAAATTCCCAATGACCCGTTATGGATGCTTCGATAGCCATACTCTTTCAAAAACTCCGTATTTTCACATACCACAATCTGAACATCCAAAACTCTAACACCCATGAGTTCATGGATTTTAGTGGCTGCATATTCGCTTTCAACCTGCTTTGGGTTTTTATAAAATTTAATATAGTGCTTTTCACCATCTGGGCCAATAAACAATCCGCCTGGGTTCGAACCAAGTTGTGAATGAGGTTTAAATTCCCAACTATCATCAATTACTTGGTGTGGTCGGATTTCATCATTCTCCATTAAATTAATTTGGGATGAGATTTGCGCAAGTTTCATTTCGTATAAAGTTTTATTTATTTAGGTCGAACCAATCTTACCCATCATGTTCAATGTGATGGCATTTAATTTTTCATTTTCGACTCTAGAAACCGGATGTTTAATATCTAAGCAATGTGATGCTAAATGAGTAGTCATAATTCTAACTGATGCTTCGTTGATTCTAGATGCGACAATAACCCTGGTATGTGCTGGGGTGATACTGGTAATTGCACAATAAACTTCATCTGGAATTTCAGTTTCCAAAGGATAAAATGAATTGGCAAAAATACTATTTGCCGTTGGAAGTAGTTTTGCTTTGTACCAAGTTAATTCGATTTGTGAAGACGACATAAAGACTCCTAAATTTTTATGCATTTTAGCAAATTTAGGAGTCTCTTGTCAATAGTTCATCTTGATGAAATTTTCTTTTTGTTTTGTTTAATATCTGATTTAGTTACTCCCGGGGGAATAATTAGACCGGATGGTAGCTTGACATTATGTTCATCTAAAAATATAAAGTCGGGAACGCATCTTGGAAGAATAATTTGTCTTTCAGATAAAGTCATTCGACCCGGATCTGAAAAAATACAATCTAACTTCTTTCCAGCAAAAGTGTTATTTGTTATTTGATGTTCTAAGATAATTTCCATACTACCGCCATTTGTGAAGGTATAGAAGCACCCTGGAACTGTCGGTAGTAACTGTGAGGATAAGTTTAATGCACCCAAAATCCCATAAACTTTTGTAATTAAATGATTTTTGGTAATTGCAACTTGACTAATCCCGGCAATAGTTTTACCACGCAACAGATGCAACACAATGTTTGTTGCTAGTCTGGTTGTATATCCTTTTTGTCGTTGAATTCCTGTTACATCCATGTATGTGTCCTACCATAATACCATGATGAAATGTCGGGACCATTTCCCCGAACCACTACCTGAAAATCCCACAGTGAAACGAAATGATTTGAATTTTCCACAAAATGTTCTTTTCCATTTTTAATACATTTGATTCCGGTGTTTTCAAATATATCCAAATGCGAAATACTCAATACTGGTGCGTTAACAAATACTCCAGTTTTTTGTGAGGTTCGTAATACATCACGCCAAATAAGTTTTTGAACTTTATCAATATCGAGAACTCCAAGCTTGAAGTTGCCCTGGAATTCATTACTAACATTGGTTTTGTCGTGATATTTGAACTGTGTATTCAAAAAAGGATTTTCTTCAACGAATGGGCCATCTCCATGTCGCGTTAAAAATGTTCTAATACAGTAAATCGGAGAAATGATATGGTCAAGTTCATTTTCCTTAATAAATGAGCCCACATTCAGGGTTCCAGTATATGAAGGAGTGACAAATGGGAATTCACCAAATTCTTGGTCCAGCATAAGACCTTGGGCGCCTTCAAAAAGTAGATGCCGATTAAGATTAGGCTTATAAGTATTAAATGTTTCAATACTCCAATTTGAAGATGCATTCAAAAGTTGTTTGGTGATAAACTGAACCGCAGATTTATTTTTATACATTTCTGGTATTTTTTCATCTGGGATTCCCATACTGTTGAACCTATCCATGTAGTAATCTTGGGTCTGACCAATTTTATTAAATAGATCCACCCCAAACATTGCAGCGTATGTATCAATAGGAATAACTTCGTGGCGCCGTAGTGTCTCATTAATTCCAAATCCACAAGTTGCATTTCCACCAAAGTGTTTTGCAATAATTCTATTCGCTTCAGAATCCATAGCACAAGTCCACGGATTATACTCAGACACGCAAACTTTCTGCTTGCGATAAAACATACTTTCTTGACACTTAATTTCTTTTTCTATAACAATAGGATTAACTACCACATCTTTAGTGTATAGAGTAGTAGTAACCCCTGCAAAATTCGCAGAGTTCAAACTTTGATTTACCACCCGATAATTACCATGTTGAACAGTGTGCCCAGCTTGGGCACCACCGTTAAATCTAAAAATTCCGGGAAGGCCATCAAACCTTTCTGCAATTTTACAGGTTGTCATACCTTTTGCTTCATCACCAAAACCTGCACCAACTACTACAAATGCTTGTTTCATTTTTCCTCCAATTGTAAAAAAGCGGGCCGAAGCCCGCTTTTTTAGGCATGAGCCCTTGCTCGAATTTGTTCAAAGCTTTCATCAATAAGCAGCGATCCATTTTCATAGACCTTGCGAGTGATAATTTCTGCGTCTTCTGGGACTTCATCCGAAAGTAGATCGATGGTTTTAATTTCACCACCAGTCTTGATCGTAATAAGAAGTCCCATCTTCGACTTCTTCCCTGGAGTCAGCTTTTGGCAACCATGCCATCCATCATCAGTTAGGAAAGCAGAACCCTTCATTGCAAAAGATTTATCATCTCTGGAAACCTTTTGCAGTAGAGCACCACCAGAACCAAACACAATACTGGACGGGCAAATGCCCATAGAGATCAGCTTGCGCATGAGGCAGACTGCACTAAGAGTATCAACACCATCACCTTGAATTACGCCCACCATAGCAGGAATCTTAAGACCCTTACTATTGAGTGTATAACCAAAAGTGTCAATCAACTTGTTGATGATCCAAGGAACGGTAACTTGCATGTCTCCACTGTCCGGACGAAGAACCAGTTTTTTACCAAGCTTATGTATCTCAGTAATTTCGTCGGTGTATTCGCAGAACATCTCAACACATTTTTGCCAGTCAACTGTATCAATGACAAAACTTAGGATTTTGCATTTTTCATTAGTTTTTACAACTTCAATCATGTGCTTTAGATATTCTCGCTCTTTTTCCTCCGACGTTCCAAATGACAGCGCAATGTTGTGTTCTCCCGCCCAAACACTGAAGCCGGACACTCCGGGATTTTTTCCATCTGGATACCAACGACGAATTGCCCGCAGACATTCAAACGTGTCCGTACCACGGAAATTCAGAAGGTGGGCCATCCCGCCATTTTCCGCCTGCTCATTACAAGTCACCCCACGACCAGCAAAATCATGATATGCAAAATCTAGACCTGCCATGTCGGCACCGGCCTCACGCCAAATAGCTTCAAAAGTCTTGCGACGTTCGTAACCATCAGAAGCAATCGTGGTGCCATACCATACTGCACGAAGTAGAGAAGTTTCTACCCAACCAACCAAACTCTTGAAATGCTCTTCCGACAGGGCACCGTCTTCTGCGGTAACTGTAATAAGAGCATTCCGAGAAGGAATTGGCATACCTTCGGGAACTGTCGAAATAGAAATAGGTAGGAACTTGTAATTGTCAACAATCGTCTGCCACATTGGCTTATCGAAAGGAAGGCCATGGAGTGAAAGATCGTGCTCAACTTCATCAATCATCCATTGTTCAATGGGAACCAGTAGATACTTTTTAATCCAAGCTTGAAGCCCGAACATAATAACAGTTTTATTTTCCACACGGGGCTCAATATAAGCCGTCATGCCGAAAACTTTAGAACACATGAGGAAAGGGTGAGACCACTTATAGCTATCCGTGCAAGCCACAGGGTTAAACTTATCAACATTAGAAAAAACATCATACGTCATAAATCGCTCCGATTTTAGAGTAACTGGCGCTGATAGGAGGCCCAGCGCCGGAAGCCTTACGTGCATTTTACTCGGGTTGCCGTGGCGGTGTCAAGTGCGAAGCAAGCAGACCCGAAAACGCATGCCGAAGGGCGTCATCTTCAAAAATTTTACTAGGCAATGGTTCATCCCCCCTTAGGGCAAGAACCTCCAGCGCAGTAACACAAATTTTGGTGATGTCGTGACTATTTTTACAATAAAGAATTCTTGATGGTGGCATAATTCGCTTCCAACCATTAATAACAGAACTCTTCCCAGAATAAAAATAATTACCCTCTTCAATCACAACATGGAAAATTTGCCAATCTTTAGCAACTTCCGCATAAAGTTCTTGCATAGAAGAAAATTTAGGATATTCCTTGTTACCGAATACCTTTTTCCATTCCGTCTCTGTTAGCGGAATACTGGCAGGCGGCTCATCACCAAAAGTAAAAATCACACCTTTTCGCCCACATTCCTTTGCGTCAGTTGCAGTACAATACTTGGCAAAATACCAAGCTTGATCGTAGCCCTCCTGATCATTACCACCACCACGACCTTCCATAAAAAGCTCGCGAGTTTGTTCGATAATTCGCAGATCGGTTTCAAATTGACTTGCTTGTGCTGGATAACTATCATATGCTCGTGGATCACCAATACCCATAACCAAAATGTGCGGGTCTGAAACCACCGAATTGTTGATAATATGCGACATTAAGTTGGGAAGATGTTCTTGGGCAATTTGAGCCGCATACTTCCCCATAGAACCAGTAACATCCAACCCAAGAATAATTGGAGTTGAACGTGGGTTCAATTCAGAATCTCGACTTTCTCGAACTTGAATATTTTGAACCACAAAATCACTTGGCGGTGCTGCAGTGTTAGAGAATACTGCCGAAACAGAGGTCGCAGCCCTATAGTTAGTTGTATCAGAATAAGTTTTATAATCCGCGTCAGACCAACGAGTGTATCCCATTTCAATTTCCTTTCATCGCCAGTGCAGAGTTACACACCCGTAACCCGCTCGCTTGGCTTTAGCCATGTTCCAAATAGCAGACAGAAAATTCTGCCCAGCCCAGAATTGCGTGTATCGATATTCACCGAGATCATGGTCACGCGCCCACACCTGAACTTCAAAAGTATTTCCCATTTTTAACGATCGAAACGAGTGACATTTTGGATCTTGGGTGCATCAAATGCCGAGGCCATACCACCACCTTGCATCATTTGCATCATTAGCATCATTTGCATAGGATTTTGCGATCCGCCTTGAAGACCACCCATCAGCATAAATGGCATAATCTTGTCAAATGCAGCAGCATTTGCCTTACCTCCGCCAACCATTGCCATCATCATTAGCATTTGCTGCATACCTTGTAGACCTTCCGTCCCACCAGTAGTCATACTGATAAGTGGTCGCAGAACCATAACACCAGTATCCATACCCATAATGGTCTTCTTTGGAGGAACCCAAGAACCAGTATCGCCGCTCGGCTTCATCGTCTTATAACGAACACCCGCATCAGTTTCTTTTCGTTCAATAACCCACGAAATCTTTCCGGCTCCAGTGATGATGATGTCGCCCTCCTTAACATCAACTTTTTGTGTTGATTGTGCATATGCAGGAATTGCAACACCGAATTCAGACATCATGTTGATGTTGATAGTTGCATCATCGCCAGAACCTTCGAGAGTAGCAATACCCTCATCCGTAACAATACCCATCTTACCAGTTAGTGCATCCCAAACAACACCATCGGCACGCCGAAACATCGTTTCCGTAAGACGAGAAAGATCAAAACCGTTCATCATTTTTAGCTCCTAATTGTTGAACTTCTTTTGCCAGAATTAGCAAAAAATAGTTTATGTGATTTAATTAAAATTGTCACCGCTGAGACACTGCCCAATTTAAAATGTGCCAGTGATCTTCCATCCATTCAGTATGTGCAAGTGCTTCCCCAATCGGCATCCAGAACACCCGTTTAACTTCGGATGCCTGCGGGGTAACAGATGGAAGTGCCTTAGTGTCATCAAGCGAAAAAAGAAATGCCTGAGTAATAACACGTGCCTTAAGAGAACGTTCCGGATGATCGAAAAGTTTAGAAGCCTTCACCGACATCCGCAGAATATCCTTCGTGATCTGGTCGGCCTTTTTACCATTAACAATCTTCAATCCGGTTTCTTCATGAGCCTCACGAATGGCACATTCCAGCAAAGTTTCGCCAGGGTCCAAATGTCCGCCCGGCAGAGCCAGCAGCCCCTTCCCAGGATTGATATTTCGTTCGACGACCAACACATGATTTGACTGTATAACAATCGCATCGGCAGTATTGATAGTAACCGGATACGGAAAAACTGAGATTTTTTTCTTGTATTCCTGAATAAACTTGTATTCTTCGGACTGATTAGCGAAAAATTCAGTCCCAACATACCACTTCAGAAAATCAATCGTTTCTTCAGGTAGACTCGAAAACACTTCATCGCCCTCAATATCATCTACCGTCTTAATGTGTTCATACATATGAGTCCGGAACTTGGTGGCGGACAAGTTATCACCCACAGGATCAATCAAGTCAAGACCCCACTGCGGGAACGACCGGAGATAATATGTCGATGAGTCACGATCCGAACCGACCAAAGTGATGGTATCGGTGTAAGGGGAAAAATGTTCGTAAACTTTTTGGGTTACTTCTGCTCCCCACTGCGTATCACTGTAAGGATAGTCACGAACAAATCCGATTTCCAGTTCGCCATCAAATGATGCACCACGAAAAGCTTTCTTGATGACACCTCGACGCTCAGATGCGGAAAAGGGATTTTTGATAGACCGTGATTGGTGCGCTGAACCAATCAGGACGAGAACAGAGTGATAATTATCCAATGCATGTTGAATCAGTTGGACATGACCGTGGTGGAAGAGAGAAAACCTTCCGATAATAACTGCTACATTTGCCATTTTTACACGCTCCGTGGTTATGGTTCATGTCGTCAAATGACGACATGATTATTTACATTTAATTTTACACATTCAATGTTTCCAAAAACTGCCGTTTCAGGCTATTTTTGCGTATCCGGGGTGGCATTTCTCCACCATTTTGTAAATGTTTTTTCAGACACATTGCTTCAAAAAGACTAGGCATGTATCTAATTTTTGTTTTTGTTCCATGTTTAACAATCCAAACTTCAGAAATTGGGTCAAAAGATACACCTGGGTAAAAAACGTTTTCACTCGCAGTATTTCTGGGACGCTGACGGTTGAAATTATTTTGTGAGACTGTTACAATTCGTAAATTTTTTCTTGAATTATTTTGCGGGTTACCGTCAATATGGTCGATAACCATTCCCTCATCAATTTCCTCACCACAAAGTATTAGTGCAATTTTGTGAGCAGAGGACATCTTGCCCCCTACTACAACTTGTATGTGTCCACTCCATGTTTTACCATCAATTATGTCACCAACATTAAATCTACCTTGTTTTATTTTTGAATACAAATTCCCCGTTATTGGGTCATAACTGAATTTATCACAAACGTCTTCGTATGACAGTTTTTTAGTTTTTTTCATTTCAAACGAACTTAAACACTTTGTAAGTTAGGGTTAAAGTTCCATCATTGTTATAGACTATAGAATCTCGTGATGCAAGATAACAAGATTTACTCCAACCGTCTTCATCTTGCACATTTTCGGCCAGCCATTGTTCGAGCTTTTCTCGGCTAAAACGTGCTGACGTATCAGGACACACCACAGACCTGCGCTCAACAATTTGCTGCTTACCAACATTTTCCAGACCACGAACTGTTGCCGGAACATCATGTTGCGTCATGCCAGTGACAAGACGCGCAAACTGTTCAAGTGTCAGTTTGGTTGAAAAAAATTGAACATGACTGGACCGATCAACAATTTCGAAAGTAACCTCGTCATTGCTATTTCGGACAATGGTAAGTTCAACGTTGATGTGTTGCTGCATTTGGTTCTCCATTAAGTAAGTGCCTTGTTAACGTCGGCACCGTTGTAGCGGCCTGCGTAATGCGTTCGCATGTATTGCTGGGCTGGGCCACGGTCTTTAATGCCTACACCCTGAAGGATACTAGCAATCTCGGCGACTGTCAATTGCGCCGGCATGTATTTGCCAAGAATCGCCAGCTCCCGCGTAGACTGGTCGGTAACACCTGTGAGGTTTTGGGTTTCGGTTACTCCATCCATAAACTTCTTCAGGATCTTGACAACTTCCGCGTCAACCATAACTACACCCTGTTTTTCTTTAGTTTGCATTTCACCATACAGAGTTGAAAGAAATGTCAGTGTGGCACTGTCTCGGGCGATTCGAGCAGCCTTGATGTCTTCGATAATTTGTTCTTTCAGCATGTTCAGTCCTTTTTATGTTGATTAAGTTGCGTCATGTGTTGGAGAAGTTTCGCTTTCTCTTCATTAAAATCAATTCTCATGTATTTGTTTATTAGACTGATTTCATCTTCAGAAAAAATGAAGGTCGCCCCCACTTCAGAATTAATTGTGACCATTTTTGAAATCATGTTGCTAATTTTTTTAGCATCTTGCTTAAATTGTGCCATCGGCCATTTTACATAAATCGAAAACGCCAAGTTATCAATATGGCGGGGTCTAACAAACATTCTATACCATGTCGATTTCGCAGCATATTCAGCTTTAGCCCGTTCGATAAACTGATCGTTATGTTCACGATACAACGTTGCGATTTTTTCGCACTTAATTAGTAGCACGTTCAATAGCTGTAAAGTTCCATCAAACTCTTCGACGATCATTTCCATAAAATTAGCCCATTTCATGGTAATAAACGTTAATTTCCTGCATCTGCATAGAAATTCGTTGTAGAATTTTAAGTTTCCGCTCCAAATGTTCTAGTGGGTCGATGCCAAGTTTCAACGTTGATTTCTTGACATGCTCTTCATTATACCAAAATGTTGGGTCTGCTTTATCGGCTTCATCAAACTTTAATGCAAGTTCTATTGCGGCGTTCGCCACTGCACTTGATGAAACTTGGAGCAGGCCAGTTTCATGGAATTTAGCCATGTAAGAGTTGATCATTTCTGCAGTCATTTTTATTCGCTGCATCAGCGAATAAATTTCCAGACGATATTCAGCGAGGGTCATGTTGTGCTCCGGTGCAATACCAAAAAGGAATTTCTCGATTTTTCCAAGTTGCAAAGTGTTTTTCGCCATTGTAATACTTTCTGTATGCGGTTACCGGATCACCAGGAGTTTTATACTGGTCCGGCATCGCCTGTGCGAAAGTTGTGACATGGGTATATTGTCTAATCTTTTTGGGGGCGATCATTAATTTCTCAAAGGTATCTGTAGTCCCATGATGTTTTTGATATCTGTACTCATATTCTTTAATGAGTTCATGAGTCAGATCGACCAAGAAGTTATAATTTTGATCACACAATTTAGTCCAAAGGGTGCAAGGGTGATTGTCGTGGCATTGCAGAAATGCCTGTTTGTTGTGGACAACAAGTTCTCCGTTTACAACCTCTAGTTCTTCACCGGGAAGAAGATTTATTTTTTTAGTTTTACTGCCAACTTTAATTGATGTTGGTACACCATCAAATGTTCTTTTTGCAGTCGAAAGCATTTGTGTGTGCTCAGTAATCATTTTTACTACATGCTTATCGCAATGCATTTTAGCGCATTCTGCAATGTCGCGGGATAGAACGAAGATGTTCATACACGGGGCTGGGGGTTGGTTGGGATGTAGGCATTGTGCCCGGGGGTGGGCAGCTTGTCAATACCCACACCACCAGTATGGTCAAAAACTATACTTTATTTCCGACGTTACATTTTTTAGGCTCTTGATTATGTCTAAAACTTCCTCTTTACTATAACTGTCTTTTTCACTATCTGCAATTTCTTTACTTCTCATTTTGAAAAAAGAAACTGCGTGGTCTACTTCATCTTCAATCATCCAAATACCGATGTTATCTTCTTTATCATGCAATTCACTTTCCAGATTATCTATGGTTTCCTGCATTTCGATAATTTCATCCAACATCGGACTTATTTCACAAAATGTTTTTTGTGAATTTTCAATGTAAAGAATTCTTTCTATTTCATTAAGTGTTTTTGGTCCGCCTCTGAAATTTACAGTTTGGTCAAAGCTCATGCTGGAATCCTCCGTTTAAAATGATGACTTGAATTCTATGTCGTTTTTGACCCCCTGTCAACCTCACAAATCGACCCACAGCAGGTAGAAAAGTAAAAATAAATTTATATAATACCATGTAGTCGTGAGAGCTGTCAAGTGAAATGGCAAAAAACGGTTTATTTTTGACCCTACTACCAGTATGGTTTCTTCCCTGCCACCTTATGCTGTTCTGGTGGTTGTTTCTAAGAGAAAAATGAAGAATTTGGTTCGTAAGGCTGGTCGAAAAATCGTCATACTAAGGTGGCAGGGAAGCATCATGCTGAATCTTTCATTTCGGTGGTAAAAATAAATTAAGTAGTTTACCACCCCGGACATAATTAGGTCAAGATAGTTTTAAACTGCAACTTAAATGAAAAATCCCACTGGTCCGTGATGGAATAGTGGGATTAGAATGTGGTTTAAAACGATTTTAAGGGTGTTTATAGGCGGTTCTGCGTGAGATGTATTGGGTGGTGTTGCCTGCCTATTTTAAAGGTCAAAATTAAAATTTAATTCAATATTTGGTTCGCGTGAAATAGAATTTCTTACGTTTTCTTGTAGATGGAACTATGTCATTCACTGGTTTGACTTTAAAACGTTTTCTTTTTTGTGTGGAGTGTTTAACGAAGTTAGAATTGTGTATGGTATTGATGGTACTAACCTGAGTGAAGAATTCTTGGAGTAATTTAAACATAATCGTGTAACTAAATACTGTTTTAAGTATTTATTAAATGGCATTAAGAACAACCAACTCGGCCGAATCTTGGGAGCGCGTGTATAAAGCGTTCGAGCAAGTGAATTTCGCTGCGTATGATTATGATACGATTAAAGCATCGTTGATTGAATACATGCAAATTTACTACCCAGAAACTTTTAATGATATGATTGAGACGGATGAGTTGATTGCCGTCTTAGAAATGTTCGCGTATGTTGCTGAACAATTAGCTTATCGAATTGACGTGATGGCACATGAGAACATGATTACCACCGCGCAAAGAAAGCAGTCGATTTTGAAGCTGATTAAAATGGTTTCTTATAAGCCAACAAGAAACATTGCTGCACGCGGTATTGTTAAAATTACTTCTGTTTCTTCCACTGAAGATATTTTCGACAGCAGGGGTATAAATCTATCTGAGCTTTCAATTAGATGGAATGACTCAACAAACAATAACTGGAAAGACCAATTTATTTTAGTCATGAATAGAATTTTGACTACTAGATTTGGTCAACCTCAAAAAGTTTATGAGATTGAAGATGTATTGATGGAGCAATACACTTTAAAGAATAATTTAACTTCATTCCCGAATGGAGTTTTTAAGTATGCAGTTTCAACTGGGTCTGATACGTTCCCGATGGAGTTGGTCCCTTCGGATTTAGGAGAAAATGGGCCATTTGAACGTGAACCTGATGCAATGTCGCAATTTCAAATTCTATTTGCTAATGATGGCGTTGGTGATGGGTCGGACTATACCGGCTTCATGATGTTTACGAAACAAGGTTCATTATTGTCTATTGATTACAATATTGAACAGAAACTTCCAAATAGAAAAATTGACATAAATCCAACAAACATTAACAATACTGATGTTTGGGTCCAACAACTCAATTCCGATGGTTCTATTAAAACCCGCTGGGTTGAAGTTGAATCATTGAATGAACAAAACCTTTATTTCAACAACAATCCAGATCGGTCCAAGTATGAAGTTGAAACTAGGGAAGGCGACCAAATTTCTATTTTGTTTGGTGATGGTGATTTTGCAGATGCTCCGCTTGGTAATTTCAGATTTTGGGTTAGAACGTCTGCCAATCGATCACTTATTATTCAAAAGAATAAAATTGTAGATCAGGTGATGTCTTTCAAATACATTGGGATGAATGGCAATACTGAAACTTGCACTATTACATATAGTTTGGTTTCTACTATACAAAATGCAGCACCAACAGAAAGTATTGAACATATGCGAAGTTCTGCTCCGGCGACCTACTATTCCCAGAATAGAATGGTTAACGGTCAAGACTACAATACATTTCCACTAAAAGACACCTCAATTTTAAAAATTAAGACTTTAAACAGAACATTTGCGGGTCAACCTAAGCACGTTGACTGGAATGACGCATCTGGAAAATATGAAAATGTTAAGTTGTTTGGTGATGATTTACAAATGCGTTATCTTCAAACTATTGAATCTGTTTCAACTGCTGTTTCAGGGCAATCATTAATTGATTCGGTTATTGAGCCGCTGTTGCAGTCACGTGGAATTTTGAACAATGCTCTTCATATTTCCGCAACTGATCCTGTAACATTTGGTGTGGTTAGCTCTCCAAGACGTTTTTTCATTGAGGATAACAGACCGAATAAGTATTTTAGTAACGGCCAACGAATTCAAATTTCTAAAAGCGGGATTGCTGATGGAACTTTGAAGGAAAAAACCGCTATGCAAGGTCTCATTGACCGGCATTGGTATGGGGAACCAATTGAATATGTACAATTGGATGATGGGACAGTTTTGGCTAAAATTCCAGATCCATTAGTAGATCCAAAAGACGATGGTAAAATTTATGCATCGTCAATTCCAAGAACGATTGATGGTGTAAACAAATATCCTCCTGGAGACAAGGGGAGTGAACTCCAAAGAATTGCACAACAACCTTTCTTTGCATTGCGATACAATAGGTATTTTGATGGTATTGGCGATGGTATAATTTCCATTTACAATCGACCACAGGGCTCACCAACAGAGGGGGTAAAAGAAGTATGGACTATTGAGTTGTCATCTGATGGTATTTCTTTTAATGTGCGTAGTAATTTACGAGGCACTTTTCCTTCTGGAACAGTTGGGTCAATCTACTACATCCAACCTGACGGATTTGATACAAGTATCGCATTTTTCATGATTTCAAATGGCTCGGTGGACTTTGAAGCTGGTGACGCTTTTATTTTAGATTGTGATTATGCTGGAGTCCCTAGTCAACGAACTGGAACCGGATTTAATCAATCGGGGGTAATTAACCTGATGGGATGGTGGGAAATTTTAGAATCTGACGAATTGGAAGTTTACTATAGTGGTGGCTTTATCGGGGATGGCGACGAGAACTTATTTAACATGGAGGCCACTAGAACTGTCACGGATTCTAATGGGACATATCAGACAATAAGTCCCATGAAAAAGCATTCATGGTTGATTTTTATTAGAAAAATTTTCCAAACTAATAGTGATACAGTAATTGGGTATGAGATACACAATAGGAGTCTTAAATTAATCGTGGAATCTCAAAATACCAAGTTCTGGTATAATGAAGTTGATAAAATCTTAGATAGTGAAACTTATAAACCCGTTTACGACAACGTAAAAATTTTGAGAAGCAATTTAGATGCGAATGGATATCTATTGAAGAAAAATCAAAATTATGATGTGGTTGGGGCTGTTAAAAATGATTTCGGTATCACTAATTTTCATCAATTAGAAGTTGTTCCAACGGACATGCTGCAGGAAGATGATTCCGGGAATTTAGTTCCGGATAGACTATTACAATTCGAAAACTTTAGTTTTGGCAGCTTTAAGTATTTCTTGTTAACTAACCCAGAGGTGTGGTTGACAGGATCTGATGAAGGTGATGCTATTTCTGCAACATGGGTTAAAGGTTCATTTGTGGACACAACTGCCACATTTGGCAGAGTTCAAGTTATGGGCTTCAATGATGGATTAGATTTTATGTGGCAACATTTTTCCCCATTTACCAACATTATTGACCCATCGCCAACAAACATTATTGATGCTTATATTATCACTCGTGGATATTATGATAACATGATTATGTATTTGAGGAATTTAACATCTTCTGCCCCGGAAGAACCATCTTCATTTGAATTAAGAAATTCATATTCCGAAATTCTAGAAAAGAAAATGATGTCTGATACTGTGGTCATGCATTCAGGTAAATTTAAATTGTTGTTCGGTGCGAATGCAGAACCACAACTGCGTGCTAAATTTAAAGTGGTTCGAAATCCTACTAGCTCGTTATCAAATGAGCGAATCAGGGAAGAAGTGTTATTTGTTATCAACAAATATTTCGAACTGGAAAATTGGGATTTTGGGAAAGCGTTTCACGCCACCGAACTAATTGGTTTAATTCATCAACGACTGCCAGCAGATATTCTATCGGTTGTTCTAGTTCCACAGTATTCAACTAATTCATTTGGTGATTTATTCATTGTCCCATGTGGGCATAATGAAATTCTATTATCTTGTGCTCAAATTTCTGACATTGAATTGGTCGATACTTTCACTAACAGTATTTTGAGGAAAAAATGAAAATAGAAATTCTTTTGGAAAAAATCAAAAAGAAGTATGTTGCGGGCATGAATAAGACTGAAAAAAAGATGATGGTGCGAGAAATTGAAAAATTTAAAGACACTGACCATACGGACCCCAAAGCATATCCAAAAGATTGGTCTGCGGATAAAAAATATCGAGAGCGAAAGCATGGTAAAATCCCAACATCTGAGCATACTAAAAAGTATGCTCAGATGTTTGGTGAAGAAATGCTGGAAGAATCTGTTGACAAGGCGCTGAAGAATAAATCTGAAAAGACGGGTATTTCATTAACTATTCTTAGACAGGTGTACAATCGGGGTTTGGCGGCTTGGCGAACTGGACACCGCCCCGGGGTCCATCAACACCAATGGGCAATGGGTAGAGTGAATAGCTTTATTGTTGGTGGTCCTGCCCGCCGCGCGGACAAGGATTTGTGGGCCAAAGCGAAAAAATGAGCTTGACAAGGCGACCTACGCCTGTTAAAGTTGGGCTTCCGCAATCAATCCATAGGGACTACCGCTATGCCTTACTCAAATCGTAAACTTTGGTATGTTGCCGCACCCTACAGTGCAGGTAATGATGTTTTTCTATCGCTCTATCGCAAGAAGCAACAGGAACTGGTCATTGGCACGCTGGCCGCGCTTGGTGTTTTTTGCATCGACCCCCTGGCGAACCATTATGTCGTTGAAACATTGAAAGTTAGCAATGGCCCAAGTCTACCCACCGACTTTGCTTTTTGGGATGGCTTTTGTTATCCTATTTGCGAGGCGAA